AAAAGGTTAGAGCAGGATGAATCAGCTCTTAAAGGTTATTTTAGACACTTAGAGAGCTTAGGATATGAAAAGAAGGTAAATAGTTATGATGGTAAAACAAAGTGGCTTAAAAGATGAATGTAATAATTAACTTTATTTGGAATGGTTTAATGCTTGGGGTACAACATTTTGAAGCAGATAAAGAACATCCTTATTTTGAATTGAGAATATATTTACTATTAATTCAACTAACCATATTTATAGATAATAGAAAATGAAAGTATTAGAATTATTTGCAGGTAGTAGAAGTTTCAGTAAAGTAGCTGAAGAAATGGGAATGGAAACTTTTACAAGTGATTTTAAAGATTTTGATAAAATAGATTATGTATGTGATATATTAGATTTTGATGTTTCTAAAGTTCCTTTTAATCCTGATATTATATGGGCAAGCCCACCTTGCCAAACATACTCAATAGCAAGTTGCTCTACTCATTGGACTAAAGATAAAAAGCCTAAAACAGAAAAAAGCATAAAAGGAATTAAAATAGTAGAAAAAACTTTATATATAATTAATAAATTAAAACCTAAATATTGGTTTATAGAAAACCCAAGAGGTTTATTAAGGAAAATGGATTTTATGCAGAATATAGGAATAAGACATACTGTAACTTATTGTCAATATGGAGAGGATAGAATGAAGCCTACAGATATTTGGAATAATAATCTAAATTGGAAACCAAGACAAATGTGTAAAAATGGTATGCCTTGCCACGAATCAGCTCCAAGAGGTAGTCAAACAGGAACACAAGGAATCAAAGGAAACTATTTAAGAAGTGTAGTACCTTATGAATTATGTAAAGAAATATTAAACAGTTGTATATGAAAGAAATAGACTTACAAAACTCAGTAGTAGAGTATTTAGAATATACCAGGATGTTATATACCTGTACACTTGGGGGGGTGTTTTTAGGTAGATCAAATTGGAAGCAAAAGAAAATTTTATCTAAACATTATTCAAAAGGAGTTCCTGATGTGCTTATTTTTGAGCCATCTGATAACGGAAAATACAATGGCTTAATGGTAGAGCTTAAAATAAAGGGCAATTATCCTACAGCAGAGCAGAAAGATTGGATAGCTAAATTAAACTCCAGGAACTATAAAGCAGTTCTTTGTAGGTCTTTAGAAGAATTTATAGAAATAATTAAAGCGTATAAAAATGAAACCATTTAGATTTTATAAAAACATAAGAAATCCAAGTCATACTATTTGTACTCACTGTTTTGTATTCTTTGTTGATGATGGTAAAGATGAAAAGACTTATATTCTTAGGGATATGCACACAGATTTTGAGGGAGCAGATTATGATAGTTACATTAAAGATAAAATAGGCTATATAAAAAATAAGTATAAAGCGAATGTAAATATTGAGGGTAGCAGATTAGGGCTGTGGGAATATCAAAGACTATTAGAATTGGGCGTTAGTAAGCTGTGAAAAGCCTTAACTTATATATAAGCAAAAGGTATGCCAAACTAATGGAAGTTAGTAGGAAATTAACTTCGGACAAATATCCTGACCACGAAGATTTATTACACGAAGTAGTTTTAGAGCTTTACAAAAAAGAGGAGAAGCTGATTAATGGTCTAATACAAAGGGAAGAATTATTGTATTATATCGTAAGAATTATGATTAATCAGTATCATTCTTCAACTTCTCCTTTTTACGCTAAATATAAAAGACATTATAAGCTCAGGAAACAATATAAAGAAAATTATATATTTAATAAAGGAGATAATAATAATGGTGGGAATAATTGGCAGGAATTAAAGAAAATGGAACAAAGGCTAAATTGGATAGATAAAAAGTGTAAAGACTTAAATTGGTTTGATGTGCAGATATTTAAAATCTACTATCTAAATAGCTTTAGTTTATCATCTATGCAAATGGCTACAAAGATTAATAGAAACACTTTAGGTAAGTCAATAAGAATAGTTAAAAAATACTTACAAAATGAAAGAGAAAAGTAAAGGGCTTGGAGATACTATAGCTAAAATAACTAAGGCTACAGGAATAGACAAGGTAGCTAAGAAAGTATTAGGAGATGATTGTGGATGCGAGGAACGAAAGAAAAAATTGAATCAAATGTTTCCAAACTTTAGAAACCTTAGACAATTTACTGAGGATGAAATGAAGATATATGATGAAGTAGTACCTACTGTAGATAAAAAAGGTATGTTAACTCCTACTGAAAAGGCAATAGTATCTGCTTTATATAAAGGAGTATTTGGAGTTGATCCTCAATGGAAAAGCTGTAGTCCTTGTAATAAACAAATAATGAATAATCTAAAAAATGTATATGAAAAGTCTTGTAAGGTATGAAAAGATATGTTAAAATATATATGGATTATTATGATTATTGTAAAGATGATGTAATTGTTTGTGCTATGTGTAATAATATAGCTGTAGACATTCATCATATAAAAGCGAGAGGTATGGGGGGTAGTAAGAGAAAAGATTTTATTGAAAATTTAATTGCGTTATGTAGAGGTTGTCATATTAAAGCAGAAATGTATAAAGAGTTTAATTTAAAATGTAAAAAATATAATGAGAAAGCACACAGTAATTAAAAAATATCATTTCTACGCAGGGCATAGAAACGAGAATCTAGAAGATAAATGTTTTAATCTACATGGACATACTTATTATTTAAGACTATCGTTTGAATTAGATTACAACAAACGCACAGGAATAACTATGTTGTTTGATAGTTTTGATCAAAAGGTAGATCCTTTAATAACAAAATTAGATCATAGTTTATTAATACACGAAAAAGATCCATTACTAAAATATTTATATAACTTCTGTATAGAAGAAAAGACTTCATTAAAAGTTACTAAAATGGATTGCGTTACTAGTGCAGAGAATTTAGCAAAATATATTTACGATAAATTAAAACCAGAATTACCGTCATTAAAAAAAGTTATATTACAAGAAACAACAACAAGTATAGTTATTTATGAACCTGATCGTTAGTGAGCATTTTTATTCAATACAAGGGGAAGGTAAAACAATGGGAGTACCATCTGTATTTATCAGACTAACTGCTTGTAATTTAATGTGTGGTGGTAGGGGAACAGAAAAAGATTTTAAATTACATAATGGAGCGACTTGGCGTTGTGATAGTATTGAGGTATGGCGAAAGGGTAAGAAGTGGAAGGTGGATGATTTTGTAGAAGAAGTAGTAGAGCTTTATGGATTAAAATTAAGCGAGGGAACTCATTTAATAATTACGGGTGGTGAACCTGTGTTGCAACAAAAAATGTTAAAAGATTTTTTTGACAAACTAATAGACAGATTAGGATTTAAACCATTTATTGAGATAGAAACAAATGGAACATTAACACCTAAAATGATTTACAACTACATTAACTTAATTAATTGTAGCCCTAAATTATCTAACAGTGGAGAATTAAAAGAAAAGAGAATAAAAAAAGAAGTGTTAACTTTTTTTAATAACTCTAGTAAATCAATCTTTAAATTTGTAATAAGTAGAGATAAGGATTTGGCAGAGATATTAGAGTTACAAAATAAATTAAATCTACATACTCATAAAATATATTTAATGCCAAGTGCTGAAAATCAAAAAGAATTAAAAAAGAATCAAGATTTGGTTTTAAAGTATTGTTTAAAATATTCATTTAACTTTTCAACAAGACTACAAATTATACTATGGAACAAAACAACAGGAGTTTAAAAATATATTGGACAGAGATATATCAGAATTTAGATAAATTAATTATTGAATTGTTTGAAAAACATGAAACTTTAAAAATATATGGAATACCACGAGGTGGACAATTTGTTGCAGGGATTACTGGTTTTGCAGTTGATACTCCTGAGGAAGCAAATATAATTGTAGATGATCTTTACGATAGTGGAACAACATATAAGAAGTGGAAAAAATTATATCCCAAAAAAGATTTTTATTTTTTATTTGATAAAAGAAAAAAAGAATACAAAGGCAGGTGGCTTGAGTTTCCTTGGGAAGAAAATGGGGATATTGAAGTGGAGGAAAATGTAATTAGATTGTTAGAATACTTTGGTCAAGATGCTAACAGAGAAGGTTTAAAAGAAACACCTAAAAGATATATAAAATTCTTTAAAGAGTTTTTAGACCCTCCTGTTTGGAAACCTACAACTTTTAGTTCAGAGGGTTACGATCAAATGATAGTCCAAACCAATATACCTTTTTATTCATTATGCGAACATCATATAGCTCCATTCTTTGGTGTAGGACATATTGCATATATACCAGATAAAAAGATTATAGGATTAAGTAAATTGGCAAGAACATTAGAAACGTTTAGTAGGCAATTACAAAATCAGGAGAGAATTACAAATCAAGTAGTAGATTTTTTAATGAAAGAACTACAACCACTGGGAGTGGGTTGCGTGATCAAGGCAAAACATTTATGTATGGAAATGAGGGGGGTTAAGAAGCACAACACATATACAACGACTTCATCTTTAAGGGGAGTGTTTGAAAAGAAAGAAGTAAAAGACGAATTTTTTAAATTAATTGAACTATGAAAATATTATTAATTAGTGGGGGGGCAGATAGTATGTACATTTATTATAACAATAAATTTGATAAATTTGTTTATCTAAATTATGGACAAAAACATATTGAAACAGAGTTAAACATTTTAGATCAAATAGTTAAACATAATAACAATTACGATCTATTATCAGTAGATAATTTAACAAAGGATGATAATGGGTTTTATGAATGTAGGAACTTAAAGTTTATTTTAAAAATAATTGATACCTATAAAGGTGTAACAAGTATTACTTTTGGAACTAATGCAGATGATAAACATCCTGATAACAATAGAGATTTTTTTGATATGATTGAAAGAGTAATAGAAATGAGTTATAAAAAAGAAATAAAAATATTAACGCCTTTGAAAGACATTAAGAAAAAAGATATAGTAAAGGGTTTAAGTGAATTAGAAATAGAATATTTTACCGACTAATGAAAATATACTTTGCTGGATCAGAAAACACAACTCACTTTAGAGAGTTAAAAAAATATAATGTAAAACATTACTTATGTTCCTATTGGTATATAGAGGGAAACAGGTCTACTGATGGTAAATGGATATTTAATAATGAGGATATTATGTTAGATAGTGGTGGGTTTACCGCAAGGATAAGGGGAGTAGAAATTGATGTAAAAAGATATGCTAGATTTATAAATAAACATAATGTAAAATTAGCAATTAATTTAGATACTAACGATGTAGGAGAAACCTTAAGGAATCAAGAGTATTTACAAAAAAATACAAATGCTTATATTTTACCTGTATATCATCTGTCAGATTATAATAATAAAAAATATAGGAGTTTAATTGAACGATATTCAAATGAATATCCTTTTATATGTGTAGGTGGTATGGCAGGGGGAAATAATAAGAAAGAAGATGTAAGGAGATTTTTAGACTATGTTTATTCTAAGGTAAGAACGAAATGTAAAATACACGGATTAGGTTTAACAGGGGTTAAGTTTTTACATAGGTATCCATTGTATTCTGTTGATAGTACGAGTTGGTTAGGTAAGTTTGGAGGTATTACTGATTTTAAAAATGGGAAATATGTATCTGTGAATTATAAAGATAAATCTAAAGTAGATCATACTCATATACACTTGGTTGATACAATTAACAATAAAGAATATAAAGGAGAAAAAAATTACTTATTAAGAAATAGTAGAGGAATAAAGGCAGTTATAAAATTTGAAAAATACATTACTAAATTATGGAAAAAAAAGGGAATAACTTGGGATTCGTAGAATTACCACTTACTAAATTAATTAAAGCAGATTGGAATTATAAAACAGAAGATTCTGAAAAGCAAGAAAAGTTAAAAGAAAATATTAAACGAAATGGACAAATAGAAAATATTATTGTTCGTGAAGTAGATGATGATAAATTTGAAGTAGTAAATGGTAATCACAGATTAGACGTTCTAAGTGACTTAAATTATAAAAAGGTACACTGTTATAACTTAGGTAAAATAAATAAAGCACAGGCTATTAGGATAGCAATTGAAACGAATGAAACAAAGTTTGAAAGTGATAGTATAGCACTAGCAGAAAGAATAAAAGAAATAAGCAAACATTTTAACGACCTACCTTTAACAATGCCTTACACAGAACAAGAGATAGAAAATTTTAAAACATTAACAGACTTTGATTGGAATCAATATGACACAGAACATATAGACACTTTAAGTGATACAGAGTTTAATAAAACTATAACTTTAAAAATAACAGACGAAACTTATAAAAGATGGTTAGAGCTAAAGGATAGAATGAAAAATATAAATGGATATAATAATGAGTCCAAAGTATTTGAATTTGCTATTATTGAAGCACTAAACATTCCTATTGAAAGTTATAAATAAATACACAATAATATACACACTAAAAAAAGAATATGGCTAATAAAAATAAATACACAAAAGAACAAGTACAACAAGCGATACAAAACTCTGGTGGTTTTGTTTCAGTGGTAAGTGCTAATTTACAATGTACTAGAAAAACAATATACAACTATCTAGATAAGTATCCTGAATTAAAAGAAATATTACAAGACATTAAGGAGCAGTATTTAGATATGGCAGAAGCCAAATTAATTGAAAAGATTAGAGCTGGAGCTACTCCTGAGTTATTGTTCTATTTAAAAACACAGGGTAAGAGTAGGGGGTATATAGAAAAACAACAAATAGACTTATCTAGTAATGATGAACAAATAAATAAAATAGAAATTGAAATCGTTAAACCTAAAGGGAACAGTAGTACTGGAGAAAAATCTTAATGCTGATACTAGGATTGTAGTTAATCAAGGTGGTACAAGATCAAGTAAGACATATAGTTTAGCACAATTAATAATATTAAAAGCATTACAGACTAAGGGTAAGGTATATACAATATGTAGGAAAACCTTACCTGCTTTGAAAGGTACAGCATACAGAGATTTCTTTAATATTTTAGAGTCGCACAATTTATACAATCCTGATAATCATAATAAGTCCGAACTAACATACAGATTAAATAATAATGAAATAGAGTTTATTTCAGTTGATATGCCACAAAAGATTAGAGGTAGGAAACGCCACATACTTTGGCTTAATGAAGCGAATGAATTTGCTTTTGAAGATTGGATTCAGCTCAGTTTAAGAACGACAGAAAATATCTATTTAGATTTTAATCCATCTGATCCATATAGTTGGATTTATGACAATGTAATGAATAGAGAAGATTGTACCTTTATTAAATCTACTTATTTAGATAATCCTTTTTTACCTAAAGAAACAATTAAGGAAATAGAAAGGCTTAAACAATTAGATAGTAACTATTGGAAGATATACGGACTTGGGGATATGGCACAACCTACAGAAACTATATTTAGGCAATTTGAGATATGTAATAATGTGCCTATAGAATCAACTCTAATAGCTATTGGAATGGATTTTGGCTACAGTAACGATCCTACAGCTATTGTAGAGGTGTTTAAATTGAATGATAATCTATATATAAATGAACTATTATATAGCAAAGGGTTAACTAATCAGGATATAGCACAGAAGCTAAGGGATTTAGAAGTAACAAGACAAACAGAAATCATAGCAGATTCAGCAGAGCCTAAATCAATAGAAGAATTGCATAGACAAAACTTTAATGTAAAGGGAGCTAAGAAAGGAGCAGATAGTATTAATATGGGTATAGACGTTTTAAGACGTTTTAAGCTACATATAACTAAGAA